AAATGCTAATTTATTTGATCTTAACTATTTCAATATTATTAATTTCTTTTTTAGATTTTTCAAATTTTAACTTTACTCATGTTAAAGAACTACGAACAAGCAAATACTATGATTGCATAGATTTATTTATAGTAGTTCAAAATAGTACTAGAACTAGTATATTACCCATAATAACTCCATTATTAGCTTGTTTAATTTTTTCTACTTCATATTTAGATGATAAAAATTCTAAATTTTTAAATTTAATTTACTCTAGATTAGACAAAAAGAAATATATTTGGATAAGGTTAATGGTTAATGCTATTTCAAGTGGTTTAGCAGTTTTAATTTCATACTCAATATTTTTCATTTTTATTTCTTTATATATGGGGTTTAACTTGAAATATAATAGTATCCTCAAAATAGAAGGTCCTTTTTCATATTTTTATTATAATAATAAATGGATTTATTTTATTATTATTTTAATTGTTGCTTTTTTATTTAATGTAATTTTTTCAACATTAGGTTTAGGGATTTCAACTATTATTAATAATAAATATTTAGCTTTTTTATCACCATTTTTTTATTATATTTTAACAGGAACCTTATTTATATCATTAGGGTTATATAAATTAAATGCTACTTATTTATTTCAGATTAGATATGGATATACAGTTACGGATTTACTAATATATCAATCAGTATTATTAGCTATAGGAATATTGTTATTTTACATAGGAGTTTTATATAATAATGAAAAAGATTTGTAATTATTTCACTTTAAAAATATTATCTTTTAGAACTTTAATCCTATTAATTATAATATCATTATATCAATTTTTTCTTTTTTTAGAATTTATCAAAAAGAATTCAAACTATAATGTTTATGATGTTTTAATGCATCAGTTTAATTATCTTACATTATTTATATTTTTATTTATAGGTTACATGATTATTATTTATGACATAAATAATAATTCAAAATTTTATCAATACTTGAATTTTAAATTTAAAAATAGAGTACAATTATATAATATAAATGTATTAACAATATTAATTACTTCAATATCTTTTGATATTTTTTTAAATATTCTTAATATCATTGAATGTTTAGGAAAAGTAAGCTTTAAAAATTCATGGAGCGATAATTTTATCTATAATAATATATCAAAAATACAGGTAAATGTATTTTTTAATACTGATACTGTAAAACTTTTAATCAATAAATTAACTCCATTAGAATATGTAGTTTATACAAATATATTCATAATATCATATTTATTTTTATTTGGGCTTTTATTTTTGGTTTTAAATATATTAATAAAAAGAAGAATGCTAACTTTTTTATTAGTTTTTTTAGTAAATTTTATTAGTTATTCTTCTTTTAATAGTAATTCTATTTTTGGAAGATATTTAATAACAAATAATATTTACTTATTAACTTCGTATAAAGATATGTTAATAAATAATACTTTTATTACTTTTAGATTATTTTATTGGATTTTTTTAATAACTATAGTTTACTTTCTAGGAATATTTTTAAGTAAAAAATCTGATTTAAGATATGAGGTTTAATTATGAAAGCAGTTTTAAAGTCTAGTATTAATAATTTAAAGATGATATTTGATACAAAAACTTTTTTATTAGTTTTATTTATAATTAATCTAATTGTTTTTTATAAAAAAAATAATTATATCAATTATACTAATTTAAATATTAGTTTTGAAAGTTATATTAAGTATATATTCTTTACTTCTAATTACTTATTAGAAAATATATCTGAATTAATGTTTTGGGTTTTATATGAAATAGTGTTCTTAATACTAATATTAAAATATATTTTTATTGAATTTGAAATATATAATGTATATCATGTTTCTAGGCTAAAATCAAAGTTAAACTGGTTCATGTCTATAGAAATTACATTGTTAATATCTTCAATGATATATAATTTTTTAGCAATATTTATTTCATATATATATTCTCCATTTAAAATAATTAATTTTGAAAAACTAATAGTAATTTATATTTTAATGGTATTTTTTAGTTTATTAATAAGCTTATTTTTTGTCTTATTTAGACTAATAATAAAAAATGGAGTTGTTTCTATATTAATTTTGATTTTCATAATGTATTTATCTTTTTATGTAGGATGTATGTTTAATATAAATATATATTTACCTTTTAATCAAATGATTTTTACAAATTATATTAAATTTAATCAATATATAAATTCGATAGTATACATTGGAATACTTAACTTATTTATAGCTATACTAATATATAAAAAAATTTTAATTTTAGATTTAGTAAGTAAAAATTAATACTCTAGGAGGATTTATGGATAATAATTTTTCTATAAAAATAAATAATCTTTCAAAAAAAATAAAAAACAATATAATACTAAATAATATTAATGTTAATTTTTCTTATGGTGAAATTAATGGAATAGTTGGTATAAATGGATCAGGTAAGACTATGTTATTTAAAACAATATGTGGTTTAACAAATGCTACTTCTGGTACAATATATGTATTTAATAAGCTTATAAAGAATGGTGAATTCCCAGATAATACTGGGATAATAATAGAAAGTCCTGGGTTTCTTCCTAACTATTCTGGATTTAAAAATCTTCAAATATTAGCAAGTATAAAAAATATAATTTCTGATGATGATATTAAATATTTTATAGAACTAGTAGGATTAAATCCTAATGATAATAGACCTGTAAAAAAATATTCTTTGGGAATGAAACAACGTTTAGGAATAGCTCAAGCATTGATGGAAAAACCTAAGCTATTGATTTTGGACGAGCCCATGAATGCTTTAGATGAATCAGGGGTTCAGTTAGTTAGAAAAATATTACTTGATTTAAAAAATAAAGGTGTAACTATTTTGTTAGCCAGTCACAATAAAGATGATATTAATTCACTTTGTGATAATATATATGAAATTAAAAATGGTAATTTTACTAAATTAAATTAAAATAAAAGGCCCTATAAAAATTATAGAGCCTTTCAAATCATACAAACCCACAATTTATTAGTCGCATATGGGTAAGCGACAATACTAAGCGAGCCAGTTATTTATTCACCGGATACTGGTTACCGACTAAACTTTAATTTTATGATATATTTTTAGCTAATACATCATTACTATTATTTAGTGCGTGTTCACTTATAATTATACTAATATTGTATTTAATGTCAATTAGGAAAGAAAATTTTGATTTTATAGGTATCTATTTTTTGAAAATAATTAATAAAAAAAGAGATATCTCTTTTTTTATTTTTGAAAGTTTTAGAAAAAGAGATATCTCTTTTTCTGATAATTTGGCTATATAACTAATGTTTAGATTGATAATTTTTTTAATAAAATATTGAACAAAAGTCGTGGGAGTAAAAATATGATGGGAAATAGATTAATTTTTAGGAATTCAAAGTATAAAAAATTTATAGCCTAAAATGAAAAAGGCTAGGCAGGAGTAACCTACCTAGCCATAAATAATTAAAGTTTTTTTACAAAATCTGATTTAACAAATCCAGTTGCTCCATTCGCTGTAGTAATTCTATACCAGCCAATAAAGTCTGAATCTACCCAATCTATTCTGAATACTTCTCCTGGATTAATTGTAGCTACTATATTAGAACTTGTATTACCTTCTGCTCTAACATTAAGAACTGAATCTACATTACAGGTAGTAGCCATTTGAAGTTTTTCTACATAGTCTTTACTTACATATCCAGTAATACCTTGGTACTCTATGTAATACCATCCTAAATAATCAGAATCTACCCATTTAATTCTGAATTTATCACCTGCAGGTATGCTTCCGACTATAGTTGCACCTGTAGTTCCTTTTGCTCTTATATTTAATTCAGTATCGACATTACAAGTAGTAGCATTTTCTAGTGTAAAATCTTTCTTTAAGAAATCTTCATAGCAATAGTTCATATCTACAGATGAACCTGGAATACCTGGTACTTGTCCATTTTCTGAATACTGCCATATAGCACAATCCCTATTAAGTTTAGAGTTATACCATGCATACCATAATGGATAATTAGTTAATTCATTCATATAGAATTTATTTAATAAGAAATCTTGGTTAGTATAGTTCATAGCTCTATATCCGTTACGGTTTATTTCATCACAAAAGGCTTTAACCATATCTGTAGCTAATCTTTTTCCTATAGTAACTCCATTTTTAGATGCATAGTTTAAAGTATCATATTCTAAATCATATGAAATTGGATAATCAACTCTATAGCCTTTAATTGCTTCTAGCATATATCTAGCTTCATTTCTAGCCATTTCAGTATTCCAAGCATATGAGAACCAGTAAATCCCCACTGGTATTCCTAATCTATTACACTCTTCTATATTTCTTATGAATTGCTTATCTATATTATTTCTACCATATCCTGCTCTTAGCATTACAAAATCAACATGATCCTTTACTTGTTCCCAGTTTATTCTTCCTTGATGTTCTGATACATCTATTCCTTTTAACATAATATCAATCCTTTCTTTTATATATTTTGATAGCGACACTTATGTCGGTCGCAAATTTTATATAATTAAAGGCAATAAAAAAGACTATTTCTAGCCCTTCTATTGCCTTATATAAACTATTTATTTACTGTTTGTTTTACTAATTGGTTAGTTGCAATAGCTCCAAATGCACATATAACCCCTTGTAATATACTTGTTGGATTAATACCCATTATAGCTACACTAAATCCTACCCCTAATACAACTAATATCCATGGAATACTCCAATCCACAACTTTAGGTGTTTTCTTTAAAAACATTCCTATAACATAAAGAGCAGCTACTAAAATTAATAACTGCTCTGGTACAAATTTTATTATGTTTTCCATTCTACATTCCTTCTTTCTTTTCTAGATCTTCTATTCTATGATGAGCTACTTTTAAGCTTTCTTCTATTTTTACAATGCGTTCAGCTATTTTAGCATCTCTTTCAACTTTACTTTTTAAGTCTAATTTAATGTCATCTACATTTTTACTTATATAATCAAGCTTAGTACTTAAAATAGTTTCTTTTTGAGTATCCTCTCTAATGTCAGTTTCACTTTTCTTTTTATATCCTAGGATTCCTAAGATTATACCTACTATAGTGCTTATAAATCCTACTAGTGCTATTAAATCTACATTCATATCGCTTTCCTTTCTGTAATTTAAGGGAATAAAAAAAGACTATCTCTAGCCTTAACTTATTTCCCTAATGTTTTATTAAGCTTGTATTGGTGTAGTTTCTGTTGGTGTAACCACTACTGGACTTGTTTCATGCTCCATTGATGGAATTACTACTGCAACTGGTTTTAACATATTAGATAACTCCATATATTGTTCAGGTGTTATTTCATGTGTCATCATAAAGCAACCTAAAAACTGCTTCATTTCCTCTCTTTCCTTCTCTGTTTTACATCCATTTTCTATTTGTCTTTTACATAATTCATACATCATAATTAATCATCCTTTCATTTATTTTAAATTATTATTTAATTTAATCATAGTAATATTTCCATTAGCTTTTACTATGCTTGGTACTAATAAGTTATTAATAACATCCCATATATTATTAACTTCTCTCGCTGTATTTTGTACTATACTAGCTATATTACTTGGCACCTTAAAATCTAAAGTTCCTGGTAAACTATTTAATATATTAAAGTATGTTTTTTCTTGGTAGGTATCTAAATCTATATCTACACAATTTTCTACAACTTCTACAGTTGGTGTAGCAAGTTGATAAACTATTGTAGTTGGATTAGTTTTTAACCATGTTTTGAAGCCTTCTATATCTTGTGTAGATAATTTAGATTTACTTATTCTTATATAAATTGTACTACTATTAGCAGAACCAAAAATTCCTTCTTCGTCAACTGAAAAAACATTTTTAGTTTTGAATTTATCGCTTATAATATTATTAATACCAATCTTCCTATTAATATTAAAATAGAATAGACAAGTATTTGATAAACTTGTTCCTTTTGCAATTTCTTCATTACCAGTACCAGTAACAGTATATTGGCTCTTATCCCTACAAACCTTAACTTGTCCATTATCTTCATACATAATATCATTTTCTTTTAGTGGCTCTTTTATTAAAATATCTTTTTTATTGTATTTTATAAATACAATTTCTGTAATTCTAGTATTAAAACTAATCCTAATTTTATTGCAATTATTAGGTGGTTTTATTTCTATACTTTCACCTTTATTAAGGATAACACCTTTTATAAAGTTTTCATTTTCCCAATATGTTATGTGAACATCAATTCCAGTTGCTATATTGTTTGATTGTAAAATACCTTCATTTTTTTCTATTGTAACGAATTTATAACTAGCGTTAGAAACAAAATTCCCGTTATTATAAAGATAAGCACCACTTTCACTCTTTTTTGTATCTATTAGATTATAACCACTTGAAATACTAATTTTATACTTATCTTCAACTTTCTCAGCTTCTCCAAAACTTTTTAAACCTTCAAAATAAGACGGTATTTCTTTATTTGTCCAATCTCCTTCTAATATCATAAGATTTTTAATCCATATTTCAGCACCTACATTTACTCGATGAAACCCTAAAGAAAAAGTTCCAAATAAAGTAGACTTAGAGTTTAAACAAATTTTATTAAGTCCAATTTGTCCATTTTTAGGGAATGTGTTCATAGTTGAATTAAAATCACCAAAAACGCCATCTGGATATATTATATATTTTGACTCATCTGGTTGTTCTACATTATTTTTAATAACATCATATACTATAGTATAAGTTGTATTTGGTTTTGACAAAAAAGGAACTTTTAAATAAGTTATTTCATTAGGGTATGCTTTTTTAAATTTTATTATATCATTTTCAAACGCAATTTCCTTACTACTATCTCCTAAAATCATCTTTCTTATATTAACTAAATTAACTAAAGTTCTACCACCAATCATCATTCCTTCGGTTCGCCCTTCTAAAGTGTTGTTAGCAGCAATGCTAGAACCTTTATACGCTAAGGCTTGATTTGATTTAAGTCCATTTTTTAATTCATTTATATCTAATTGCATTTGAACTGGATTTTTACTTCCATCTAGTCCAGATATATATTTTTTAGCTTCTTCTAATGAATTATCTAAATCTGTTTTCTTAGCTTTAGCATCATTATTAGTTGCTATTAATTCATTGTTTGCTGTTTTAGCTGATTCAACATTTTTAACAAGTTCTGAATTTAAAGGTAACCCTTGTTGAATATTATTAGATAATTCTGTAGCTTTAGCATTTAAACCTGTTAGTGTTTCTATTTTCTCTGTAGCTTCCGTATTCTTATTATCTAAATCTTTTATAGTTTCTTTAACTTCTTTAGCTAGATCTATGTTAGATTCTAAATTTTTATTTAAAGAAGTAGCAGTAGAAGTATTTTCTAAGAGCTTAGAATTAATATTATTAGCTTCTGTTATATTAGATTCTAAATTACTATTTGCATTAGTAGCACTAGAAGTATTTTCTTTTAACTTTTCACTTAGCTTACTAGCTTTGTCTAGTATATTTTCTAAATAAGTAAAGTCTTTACTATCTGCTATTTCTCCAGCTATTTTAGTAAATATATTAGCTTCTACAGTTAATCCAAATGTTGCTGTATATTCTAAAAATTCATCTGCTCCATAAATAGCTAATTGACAACTATAGACACCATCTTGTTTAGATATTCTATTAGTTATTGGGAAAGTTATTTCTCCTTGCTCTGCATTTGTAATATTTAAATTTTCTATTATGTCTCCTTTTGTTGTTCCTGCCATTACGTAGCCAAGCTTAATAGTTTTATTTGCTAAATTTAATCTTCTTTTATTTTCTAATACATATATTTTATAAATTTCAGCATTGTTATTTCCTTGAATAGTTTTAATACCTTCACTATTATAAGAATCTACGTTAATAAATATTCCCTTCATAAAACCCTCCTTATGCGATTGGATATTTAGAAGCGTTAGGATCAGGCTTTCTCATAAGTTGACCATCCTTAATTATAAATTTTTCTAAATTATTTAATACATAATCATCTTTAGGTACAACTATAAAATCATAATTAAAGTCGCCTACTTCATTTCCATAAAATTTCAAATCAACTCTTCCACTAGAATAATTTCTTATTATTCCAGTTTCCTTGCCATAAAATAGTGTCATATTTTTATTGAAATCATCAATAGAGCCTTCTTCAACTTTATTTTCTTCATTTAAAATTTCTTCTGACATTTTAATCCTCCTTTAAGCTAATGCTATTAAAACTCCATTTATAGATTGTGGTTGCACATCTCCATCATTATTTCCGTTTTGTATTCGGCAATAACCTTCTACAGGACAATACATATATCCATCTTGTTCGTAAGCTTCTCCAGCTACATTAACGGCTACATGGAATGGAAAAAAGTTTCCTGATGTATTGTAATAATATCCTTTTGGTACCACTCCCCAAGCTAGAGAATTTTTTCGCTTTGTAAATTCTTTAGGAAGTTTTACATTAACAGTACCTGGATTACCTGCTGGAATAGAAAAAGCTGCAATGTACTTTAAAGCAACATATTTATTATATATGCCTTCAGTTACATACTCTAATTCTCCTTTGTCATTAGTATTAGAATAAGTACCATTACCATCTCCCCAAACAATTCCTGTCTTATCAACTTGAAAATTTCTAGTATATAATTCTTTTAAATTATCGATAAATGGTATATCTAAAGAACCCTCATAAAGCATTACTTCACTAACCCAAAAAGTTGATACTGTACTTGTTGATACGTTGCCTATGTAAACAGGCATTGTCCCTTCTCGAGCCATGAATGTAAGTGAAACTTCTACCCATTTGTTATATCCTTGATCTACTTTGAATAAAGAACCATCCCATTGATTATCATTACGAACCATAAGCCCTGGTGTACCTTCTTCTACTTTTAGTTTTGCTTTAAAAGTATAAGTCTTACCATATTGAAGTCCTTTAACTGTTTGAGTAATTCCTTGGCTCCTTTTACTACATTGTAATTTCAATGAGTAACTATGACTTAAAGAAGTATCAGGCTGTACTGAATAAGAAGTTGTACCATCCCATAACTCCCAATTCTTATAATCTCCAGTATCAAAATTTGGATTACTTATATAGTTATAGTATGAAGTTTCATGAACTTCATTTTTAAAATCATTTATAGTTTTTTTTACGTCTGTAAATGCTTTATCTGTTAAAGCCTTATTTTCACCTATTTTTGCTCTATTTTCTCTCATAAAAGAATCATGTTCTTTTATATTATTAGAATTTTCCTTGCTCCTTACATCTATTTCATTTATTTTATCTACTTTCTGTAAAGCCTTATCTAAAGCTGTAAATTTATTTGAACTTTGGATAGCTTCAGTATCAACTAAACTTTCAGAAATAATTAACTTAACTAAACAAAGTGGAGTAAGATGACTTCCAGTAGAATCACTAATTGTCAATTGATATTCAGCACTTCCTGGAATTAAAAAATCATCAGTTAATTCTAATCTTGCAATTCCTTTTTTACCATCAACTATAGTTAATTCATCAAAAACAGAAAATCTTTTTGGGTTTGTACCATAAATTCTAACTGTACTGTATGTTAAATCTATAATATTAATTGCACCTAGAAATTTAAAATCTATAAATCTTGATTTAATATCATGCTCTACAGCTCTAATTTCTATAGGATCATCTCGATTAATATAAACTTTTCTAGGTGGTTCTAAATATTGCATAAATTATTTCTCCTTTCTTGTAATAAAAAAGAGAGTAGAAAACTACTCTCTAATATGGACTTGCTCCATACCCACCATTTTCAGTTACTACTTTAGATGTAGGAAGTCCAGCTTTATTTATATAACTTATAGATGGAGCTGTATTATATCCCCCTACTGGAGAAGTGGAACCACTAAATATTTTCCATTCTTCTTCTCTCCTTCTAATAAGTCCGTTTGATACACTATTACCTGCATGGATCCATTTCATAAATTCATTATGAATTCCTTCTCCACGCTCACCATTAATATATCTCTTTAATAACTGGCTGTTTCTGAATCCTTCTACTCCACAGTTATAAGCAAATGATGCGAAAGCATCAATTTCTCTTTGAAGTGGATTGCTTACACCCTTAGACTTTACTATATTAAGTACTGGAATATAATAATCTCTATTAAAGTTATTTACTAAATAATGTGTAGCACTTGTTTCACTTAATGGAACACTTACACCATTTAATTCGTTTCCTGTCATTCCATAACCTAAAGTCTTAACTCCAACTGAATCATAATAATGGTAAGGTGCATATCCTTCTATACCTTTAACATAGTAAATTATATTTTTACTTGCTTTAGTTCCAGCAGTTCCATTTACATTTCCTCCAGGAGTATCTTTTATTATTCTTCTTGCTCTATAGTTAGAACCCCATGTAAACTCTATTTCTCTTATATTAAGTCCAGTTCTAGGAGCTTCAACACACATATGCTTACCATTTTTCTTACCACTATACATAAATACATGCTCTGGAACTCCTGGAGAACTAAATCTAAGAAATATTAAATCTCCTGGTTTTAATTCAGCTTCACTAACTTCTATACCTTCTTTTATTTGTGTATAAGTAGTTCTACTTATCTTAATACCATTATCATTAAAAGCCCATTGCATTAATCCTGAACAATCTGTACCAATGTCAGACCCTAAAGGTGGATAATTACCACCCCATACATAAGGTTTTCCTATAAGCTTTCTAGCACTATTAACAACTGAATTTCTTAATGAATCAGAACCATCAACGCCTCCACCTTGTGGGGCATTAGGATCTAGCACTAAATTACCACTTGTATTTTTAATAACTCCATCTAACACTAAATCTCCTTTTAAAGTCCATTTACCATTTTTAAAAAGAAAATAGTTATCCCCAAAATTTAATGCCAATTCCTCATCAGAAACTCTAATCCAATTCTTGTCATTCATACTACGTAAAAATACATTATAAATATTATGTAATTTACAGTCTATATCTTCCCAAATTCTTATTGCTTTCCCAAATTCATCTTCAAGTATATTGTATTTGTCTAAGTGTATATAAGAACTATTATCTTTGGAATTTTTTAATGCATAGCCAAGTGATAATGCACTGTCAATATCATTTGCTAAACCAATAAGTGGTTTATTTTCATCATTTCCATAAACAAGTGACATCAACGCCCCTATATAATCGCTATTCTTTTTCCAATTATAAAGCTTAATCATATTATTTTCTATCTTTATTGCATCTTTTCCATTGTTTCTAAATAAAGCTCCACCAGTTTTATTTAAATCAATTTCAAATGAAGCATCCATATTTTGAATAAGAACAGTTCTAAGTTTTCCTATTATCCAATCAGCAATTATTCCTTCAGGAGTTATGGCGGTTCTAAAGTCCCAATCTGAATTATCATCTAATCTTTTATTTGATAATTGAATTCCTTTTGTTCCACCTTGTAAGCAACCATAATCAGGGTCGTTTGGATCCAAAACTTCCTGAATCCAAGCAACTACATCTGATTTTTTAGCTCTGCTTTTTTGTGCTAATAAAGGAGCCTTTAAAGCATTTATTGCTCCTTCAAGTTCTGAACTTTTAACAGTTCCATTTTCATTTAAAATTGAATTAACCTTCTGAGTAGTATCGCTTTGATTTTGAAAATAATTTTTTACTACATCACCTATGGTAACATCAATATATTTTTCTTTTAATATATCCCATTTGTAGCCAACACAACGTACTTTTATATCGATATCTAAATCTAAATGTTTAGCCGTTAACGTATCACCTAAATTTATGTTAACTAAGTCTTTTACAAATTTATATTTTTCTGTGTTAGATAATGCAGCTACTTTAACATTTCCAGTTATTTTAGGCTTATCTATACCATTTTCAAAAAGCTTTTTACATTCTTCTCTTAAAGCGTTATAAAGCTCTTCTTTAGTTTCAAAAATTATACTTCCATCTTCAGTATCTTCAGATTCATTTTGTAGATCCCCTTTAAATTTCAAATTGCTAAATTCAATATATTTTTCATATATAATTCTATATTTGTTTATTAAAGGACTATCTATAAATAACTCAGGGAGCCTTCTACCATTAAAAGCAACTGGTTTAATTCTAGTAACTATATCTTTTCTATTTTCTTTTAGGCCAAGATCTAACATATTAGTTCCATAAAGAATTTCAAGCCCTTTATCTTCTCCAATACGCTCATTTATATAGACATTAAAGTTATCAAGAAATATTTCTCCGCCCCATCTATTTATAATAGTATTATCCTTATTACTTCCATTTATAGCTTCAATTCTATTTTGCTTAACAAAGTAACAAGTATTAATCTTTTTAATATTAGAGTGGCCAGTAAACTTAGTGCCATTAAATAAAATATTTAAAGCTCTTTGACAATTACAATTAACAGCTCTTATATCTTCTGTAGTTGAATAATACAAATCAAAGAAAATATGTCTAGCTTTAATTTTAAGACCAGTAGTTAACATATTTTTATCTATGCTATAAATAACAAATAATTGACCTTTGGAGTAAGGGGTAGGGGCTTTTATAACCCCATTACCATTTATTATTTTCCATCTACCTTCCTTGTCGTAAGGGTGATTTATTTCAATTTCACAAATACCATTCATAGTTATATCAAATATTGCTTTATTAGGTACTAGAGTAACATCACCGTCAAATTCATAATTAGTATTATTCCCTTTGTAATATTCAATACTCATAGTGTCCTCCAATTAGGAATTAAGGTAAAAGATTCTAAATTGCTTCCTGGAGTTAGTTCATAACTTAAAATATTATCTCCAGGAATAAGCTTTAAATCTTCCCATTCTCCTTTTTTTCTTTTGCCTTCAAAATATCCATTTCTTAAAGTTAATTTTCTAGGAATATCTACAATTATTTCATCTGCTAAGTCGATAGTAACTATTTTTGAATTTATATTTAATTTAATGATTCCATTACCAACTATTTTATAAACTGGTTCTGCATTAAGTGGGAATTCATTAAAAAGATTATTTTCAAAATCAATTTCATACTCTCCATTGACTGAGTATAAATAAGGTGAACAAGTAAAGTTAACTGTAGCAGTTCCACAAGTTTGAAATTCAGTTATAAATTCTTTAAGGTCTATCATTTTTACTTTATAAAAGAATCCCAAATCATCAGAAAGAATAAAGTGGTCATCCTCTATAAAAGACAACCACTTTTTAATCTCTCTATATTTAGTTTCAATTAATCTTTTATCAAGAATATCCATTTTTACAGGAATAGTAATATCTTCATAGCCACCATCAACTTCAACAAGATCTTCTCCTCCTGGAATCTTTATAGTTGATTCTTTTCTTTTTGGAAATGGTATTGTAATTTCTAAAATTTTTATTTTAAAATCTGTCCATGAATTTTTATGATTAAAATTAAAAGAAAATGGCTTACGCAAAACTGAAATCACCTCCTGTACTTATTGTGTAGCTGTCTTGGCTTTCACCTATATTTTCGATAACTTTTTGTGTTGTATGTCCTGCTAATTCTTCGCCATCTAGGTAATTTTTGTTTACAACATTAAAAATAAATTTTCTTGGATTAGTTTCATCATTATTATTGTTTTTATTGATAATTTCAGTTGTATTTCTTGAAACTATAGAAGCACCTAAACTTTGTGATTCATAAGCTACTTTAGCTTTCATCTTTCTAGTTAAATTCATTAACTTTTCTTTCATATTGCTTTGTAAGTTAGGCATTCTTTTTTCAATACCAACTTCCATACCTTGTACAGTATAATCACCGACAGGAATCATTTTTCTAGCTGGTGAATGAATTCCAAGTGCTGCCTTAGCACCATCAACAATACCACTAAAGAATCCATGTACTTGATCCATGAACCAGTTTTTAGCGTTAATAATACCTTGCCAAATTCCTTCTACAATACGCTTTCCTATATCAACCATTTTACCTGGAATAGATTCTACAGTTTCTATAATAGATTTAACTAACTGTTTAGCTGAATCCACACCAGCATTCCATAAATCTACTCCCCAAGCTTTAACTTTAGAAACAGTATTTACTAACCATTCCCAAATTCGACCTGGTAATTTTGAAAAATAATCTATTGTATTCTTCAAAAATTCAGCAGCTATTTGACCAGCTTTGACACCCATGTCATAGCCCCACTGTTTTACTTTGTTTATAGCATTAGTTAACCAAGTCCATAACCTACCTGGAAGTTGAGAAAACCATGTTATAGTATTTGTTAAAAATTCAGCTGCAATCTGGCCAGCTTTAACTCCCATGTCATAGCCCCACTGTTTTACTTTATTTATGGAATCTACTAACCAAGTCCAAATTCGACCTGGTAATTGAGCGAACCAATTAGTAATATTATCTATCCAAATAGGCACGTTAGTAGTAATGTAATTAAACATATCTACTCCCCACATAATAAGTTTTGTAACTACAAAACCTAAAGCAAATCCTATATGATGTGGAAGTTCTGAAAACCAATCAACTATACTTTGAATCCAACTAGGAATAGTTTGGGTAAATAATATCCATACTTCATCACACCAATTTTTAAACTTTGTAACTAATAAAGTTCCTAAGTTAGATACCGCATTTTTAAGATATTCAAATCCATTAACGAAAAAATCTTTAGTAGATTTTGCTGAATTAATTAAACTTTTAAAAGCGTTAGGTATTGTATCAGTAAAAAATTTTGAAATTCCATCTACAGCCACTTTACAAGTATTTTTTATAGATTCCCATGCGTTTATCCAAAAATTCCTGAAACCTTCCGAAGTATTCCATAGATATGCAAGTCCAGCTATTAAAGCAACTAATCCTATTATTACAAGTCCAATTGGATTGGCACTTAAAGCAGCATTAAATAACCATTGCGCTGCTGTTGCTAATTTTGTTAGTATTTCAAATTCTTTAATAGCTAAAATAGCTTTCTTAAATGATTGTATAAACAATATAATTCTTTCAATTGCAAAAACACTTTTTATTGCTAAGTTTAATGTACCCAAAGTAATTACTAATGTAGCAATTACATTAATATGTTGGGAACACCATAGACCTAACTTAAATAATGAAGGTATAACAATAGTCCGTAGTAAATTACCTATATTACTTAACATCTCAACTAATGGACTAAGTTCAGGAATAGTTTTACTAATAGCTCCACTTAGTCCATCTGTTCCAACCAACTTAACAAACTCCTCGAATTTTGGTAAAAAACTACCTAAAGAACCTTTTATACCTTCAAACCAGTCTTGGGCTAAATAACCCCATAAAACACTAAGGTTATCTTCTAAAGTAGACATCATTCCATTAAATGTTTGAGATTGTCCTTCCATAGCCCCTTTAGTATGAGAAGCTATGCTATCTATTGCTTTGTTATATACATCTGCTGTTACTTTACCTTCACTTGCTAATTTTTTAACTTGAGATACGGGAACTCCCATTACTTCTCCAAGAGCCTTAAAGATTGGAATACCTCTATCTTGTAAAATATTTAAATCTTCTGTATAAGCAACTTGAGCTTGTTGTACTTGTGCATATTGACGAACCATTTCTTTTAATGAATCTTCTTGTATTCCAAAAGCTGAACCCATATCACCGAACTTAGTTAACTGGTCAAATAACGCTTGGCCTTTAAAATCAGCGTTTGCTAATTGTTTGGCCATAGTATCAACGCCCATTTTCGAGAAGGGAGTTTCTGCAGCATAATCTGTTATCTTTTCCATCATTTTTACAGCTTCGGAATGGCTTCCTAAAATTGTAGTCCACGCTACCAAAGCTTGTTCTGAAAGTGCGTCATAACTTATCCCAGCTTTATAAATTTCTCTAGTATAATCCTTAATTTTATCTACAATATAAATGCCGCCTAATACGGCGGCAGTTTTTCTTGCTATTGCAGCAAGTGAATTCATATCTCTTTTTACTTTTTCAGTTCCAGATGAGTTTTCCCTTCTTATTTCACTCCAGGCTTTCTTCCATGCTTCAGACGAGCTCATACCAGCTTTCTTATATTCATGAGCTAACTTTGCAGCTTCTCTCTTTATATTTCTAGTTCCTTTTTCGATGCCACTATTATCAAGTTTAGTATCTATAATGACTGTTCCATCTGCCAATAATTTCACCTCCTTTTTTTGCAAAATAAAAAGCACTTACAATTAAGTAAGTGCTTTTTGTTCTTATTTATTTAATAATTTATTTTTTTGTTTCTCAAATTCATCTTGAGTTAATACTCCTAAATCTAATAGCTCTTTGTATTTTTTTAACTCATCCGCAATCGAGAAACTATTGGTTGACAATTCTTTTATTTCTGGCGTTATTGATATATTTTTTATATTATCAATGACACTATGCAACGTTGAATTTATAGATTTTGCAGAGCCTTTATCTAATCCAATATTAAAAGTTTCCTTTATGGTATCTACAGTTAATATTCCTAATAAAACGCCTGATTTAAATGTTATATCATTAATGTTGTCTAATGATATTGTTTGAAAATTTTCACCAGTTATTTGTTTCTTTTGAGCCATTATTATTCTTTTATTAGTTATAGCATATGCAAAGTTTCCATCATGCTTTGTACTTGAAATATAATTATGTAAACCTATAAAGGCCATTTTTACTTCTTCATTAGGAAGTAAATTCTCTTCAATTAACTTAAAATGTTTTATTCCCCATTTTTCATTCCAGCCAGAACCAAATTTATTATCTAAACAATATTTATACATACCCTCAGCTGTTGATAATGGATCTTTTTCAATTAAAGATTTTCTTTTTTCAATATTAGATTGTTTTTCTTCAATAATTTTTTTTATTTCCTCTATTGTCATTTTAGATACATTAATGTTAGTAGTACCTCCAGCTTTTTTTAAGCATTTAGGACAAATCCATGCATTAGATTTCTTCACTTTAAATCTATTTAATCCAACTTCATTATTGCATACTGAACAAGTGGCTTTTAAATCAAAAAATCCCATTTTAATTCCTTCTTTCACATATTTTTCTATATGAAAAGTATACTATAATTTTTCAAGGTTTAAAACTCCACCATTCATTAACATTTCTTCTATGTTATTTTTATATTCTTCATCTTCTTTACTAATTTTCTTAGGTAATTTAAAGAATTCTTTTTTCTCCTTATAGAACTCTCTTTCGCTTTTATCCATTTTACTTAAATCAATTGTTCTATAGTTCATTATCTTTACTATCATATTTCCCTCTGTGAGCCCCTCAAATAAGGCTCTAAACTTCCACCAATGTAAATACTCTATGGTTGATAAATCAATCTTATATTGGCTTATAAAGGCATCATAGATATATGCATTATCATGTTCAAAACAATACGCTTGTTCTAAATTATTTGAAGTAATTTTTATACGTTTATTTAGATCTTCTTTTTCATCTCCGCATCCATAAAACCACATTATCGCATTTATAGTTTCTTCTATATATTTCAAAGGGGGTATTTTAGGAAAATATAATTTTAAAGCTTGTGTTATTTTAAGCTCGTCCTCTATATCTTCATCCTGCATCAATAATTCAAATAAAATAGATACCCTGAAATCTGAATTTATATTATAAAACTTCCCACCAATTTTAACTTTAGTAGGAAGTTTATCTAATAATATATTATTCTTATACATTATCTTCTCTTATTTTTATTAAAATTATTTTTTCTTCTTTCAAGTCTATTGGGAGAATATTTACCTAATTTATTTTCCATATATTTCTCAAGCTCTATATCTTGTTTTACCATTTCTTCTTTCATCTCAATAAAAGCTTTCATTGCAATTCTAAAATTTGCTTTACCTTTAAAGACCTTTTCAGCTGCATCTTCTCCAAGAACAGCATTTAAAAAATCACCAACACATTTTACTGTGTATCTTATAGATTCTGATTTACTTTTTAAATTTTTAGGTGGATTTTCTAATTTTCTTGCAACTTTTTCTAATTCTTTCTCTCCTTTTTCAACTTCATCTGCATCAAATGGATCAAATTCAAATTCTACTCCATTTATTTTTATCATTTATATCACCTCAATTAATGTACTTTAGGCTCAAAGCCTTTTGTGAATGTTTTAGTTTGTGTATTAAAAGTTCCTACTTCTAAATCACCTTTAGTTAAAAATTTTCCTTTTGCAGTCATTTCGCCATCTTTAGCTGTTAATTCATCCACTTGTATAGCGATATTAAATTTTCTAGCTCTAAAAGTATTTTCAGTAGTACCTGGCTTATCTAAGTCAACTTTTACATATTCTGTTTCTGCTTCAGCACCTACTTTATGTGTTTCTCCTATATCACAAATAAATTCTATCGCCTTTTCATCTCTTATTTGGTCAGTTTCATAAGGGAACTCAGTTTCATATGAAACTATTGAAGACGTAGGAGATTTATCATTAACGTATTGTTTTTTACTTGTCTTAGCATTTGGACTTTCATTAATTTCAGTAAAACCTGTCCCCATAAAAATAAATTCTTCTCCAACTTTTAAATAGTCTGCTACTAATGTTCTATTTCTTATGGATTTTGCCATTTTATCTACTTCCTTTCTATATAAATTAATCTTAATTGAATTTGGTATCTTGCTTTGTCAATATCTGTTGCAAAAGCATATCCTGGCGTTAATATTTCTATCTTTTCAACTTCTCTGTTACCATCTAAGATAGGTAAATCACCAGTTCTATTTTTCTCTTCTAACCAGGAAACAAAGTTCTCATAGAAGTTTATATTTTCTAAGTTTTCAAAGACATTTTCTCCATAGCTTTCTCTACTACAAAATATAAATTCTTCTTGTTTCATTTTACTTCCATCAATATATTTTTTTATTATTGGATTACAAGGTACTCTCTCTATTGAATAAACTGTTTCTGTATCACCAAGATAATCAACATTAACTTTAGGTTTAGTAGCTCCTATATAATCCTTTAAAAAAGGACATTCTTTTATGAATGTCCTTATACTTTCTATTATGTTAACTTCAACTGTATTCATTTAGCTCTTCCCCCTGCCATTTTAGCAACACTTTCGATAAGTTCATCTCCACGATCTGCCATCATTCTAGGAATCCATAACTTTCCTCTCATTCCCACACGATGTAGCCCTTGTTTTCCCATACCAGCATTCTCATAATATTGTTTTTGTGCATAAGGTGCATAGTATTTTATTTGTGTTGGCCTTATTTCAACCTGAGTATCTTTAAGATTTCCACTTTTCCAAGGGACATATGGATTTGAAAGTCTGGCCACTTCAGTAGTAAGGAATCTTTGTGTTTTTCCATCAGCATTTAATCCACGTTTAGCAAGTATTTTATTTACTGAATCTAACTTTATAGTAACGTCCATTATTTAGCTTGTAACTCCCAATGATGCAAGTATTCGCTTCCAAAATCGTTAGTATCAATACTTATAATTGTTCCTACTTCATATAAATTCATTAAATCTTTAATACATTGCCCTCGCTTATAATCTGTTAGTTCAAAATCTATAATTCCTTTTACTATGAAATCTCCTTTTTTAAGAGTAAAATAATTTTCTGTTTCTTCAGGAGTTAATCTTATAAATTCTCCAGGAGTTTTATAAGATTTATTATCTGAGCTATCTATACTAAAAGGAATAAAACAAGTTATTAAATCATTACTTATTATTCCTTTTCCATCTTCAGATATTTTCTTACTAGCTTGCCAGTCAACATTATATAGATAAGTCCTTTTATATTCTGTATGCTCTGTATCAGGATTATAAACACTATTAAATAAAGTCATATCCATTAATAATCACATCCCCTATAAAGCAATTCTGAAGGTATATAAATACTTATTTCTTTATAAAGACTAGATTCAAACCTTCTTAAAAGACTTTCTGAATAAGAAACACTATGTTTCCCAACTGTTTCGCTTAATTTAAAGCCCCTTTCAGAATCTGACTTTTTAATTTTTTCTATTGCTATGCATACGGCCATTTTTATATCATAGTTAATATTATTTTCATTTATCCTGTTAAAAGTTATCTTATCTATGAATTTTCTTGCTTTAAATTCATAGATAAGAAATTGTTTATAAGGCATTTTGCCTTCAAATACTGTTGAATAAAAATCATAATCAACATATGCAGCCATAATATCATCCTCTAGTTATTACTCTAGCTATAGGAATTAATTTATGATCTATATATTCTTTTTTACCTGAATTTTGATTATTAACTAACTCCCAGTTGGCTCCCATTTCTAGCTCAGCATCAGTTGGAGATAATGAAGCCATAGATTTTTTAGTAAATGAAATTCCCCAAGGAGCAAATACTTTTCTTTGTCTTGAATAAAGAGTTGTTTCTCCCCCATTTGTCTTAGGATCCCTATCCATTTCACTAGGAACTTTAGTACCACAGTTTGTATATTCAATTGCACCTTCACCTAATACATAAGTAGTATATTTATCATATTTAGCCGTAGCATCGACATGTTCTACTGGCATTCCATCATCAATAAGAACTATTCTTCCGTTTAAAGTACCTAAAGTTAAATCTCTTTCTATTCCTTTGTCATCTGTGTATGTCATATATTTTAATAACTTTATATTCTCTAAATTTGTTGCTACAGCAGAATGCATTATAGCAAGTGAAAATTTCGCTTTTCTATCCCCTAAAGCTTCCTGCATAGCAGTATTTAAAGTAGTTGCATTAAACTTATGTGAATCTTGAGTTTGTTCTGTATTTTCACCAGTTATATCATGAGTATGTCCATTAACAAACTCTAAGTTTTCCTTACCTGTCATACTAAATATACCTTTTAATATTGATAATAATGTTGCTTGGTCTACATCATCCCAATATTCTGCTACCTGTAAACCTACTTCTTCCATCCAGTCTTTACCACCAGTTAAATCTGAACTAAAATCAGTTTCAACCCAAGCAGATTGTCTACCAACAACAACCCTACTATGTGTATATGTTTCTAATTTTTTAGCTTCAGCAGATGTTTTACCATCTAAATTTTGAGCCTTTCCACCTATTCTACCAGTCATTGGAACAGTAGCATAATTTCCTCCAACTTGTGCATCAAATAAGTTTTTAATATCCTGTCTTGGTTTTAATGCTTTACTTTTTATAAGTTCATTTCTGTTTCTAGTTGGCAAAGTTTCTACATACTGTCCAAACACTTCACCATTAAAATTTTTACTGTCAAAATTCGGCATATTCTTTCCTTCTTTCTTTTAATTTTTATTTATTATTCAAAGCTAATATCCATGTTTGGATTAGCATTTTTAGCTTTCATTAAATCAGATAAACTTTGTTTACCAGTTCCACCATCATTACCAGTGATTTTCTTAGTAAATTGAATTTGATTACCTGGATTAGTATTTTCTTCTGCTTTAAATAAAAAGCTCTTATTTTCTTTTAATCCTGTTACTTGTTCATCTAATCCAGTAACTTTTCCATCATCAGCTAAGATAAGTTTACTTTTATCTATTAAGCTAGAAACTAAATCAACATCTTGTGCTGAATCAGATATAGCTAATTTAATAGCATTAGTTAACTTTAAATCTTTAAGCTCTGCTTGATAATCTTCATCCTTCTTTTTATTATCAGCTTGTAAAGATTCTATTTGTTGCTTTAAAGCTGCATTATCACCTGCTGATTTTTTTAGATCTTCTAATTGAGTATCTCTGTCTTTAATATCTGTCTCTAATTGTTTTTTTGCTTGTTTAACTTCATCAAATTTTGATTTTTCTACATACTTAGAACTATCAACTAAGTCAATATTCTCGTATTGCTTTCTAATTTCTTCAGATAACGTATTATAGCTATCTCCTAATATTTCGCTTAATTTTGCCATTCAATATCCTTCCTTTCTTATTTTTTTAGTATAAATATGGTAAAATGTATCTTGGAATGGGGGTGATTCATATGGGCAAAAACCAACATGTAACTAAAAATCCTAATGGTGGATGGAATGTTAAAGGTGAAGGTAATTCAAAAGCTACAAAAATTACTAGAACTAAAGAAGAAGCTATTAAAGTAGCTAGAGAAATATCTAGAAATCAAAATAGCGAGTTAATTATCCATGGTAAAGATGGTAAAATACAATCTAGAGATAGCCATGGAAATGATCCTTATCCACCACAAGGTTAATTTAGTTAGGTAACATTCTGATTCTATAACCTTCCTTAACTGTTACAGTATCATTTGAAATAGTTGCTAAGGTTATAGGATCTTTTTCATCTGTTTCAAGTACTATTCTTTTGTAATCTCCTTGTAGTATATTATTTTTAATAACTTTATCATTTTTCATATAAATTCTCCCTTATTAAATTTCTATTTTTCTCCTACTAAAGCAAAAGCTTTTTCTTAATAAATTTAACTGAATCCATGCTTCTGCATATTTTTTGCCATTTTCATAATATTTTGTTATATGATGTTTTAGCATTTTATCACTCCTTATTTTTATAAAATAAAGTAGTTTACGCCCTACTTAGGGCAAAATAAAAAAGCCTTATTTCTAAGACCTAATTAACTCCGTTATATGCTGTTTGTAATAAGAATCCTAATAGATACCATATTTTATCTTTAATCTTATTTAAACAAATTTCTGCTCCTATATCTTCACTATAATTAGCTTTATCTACACAACCAGTAGATTCAACTATCTCAAACCCATTAACTAAGATAGCTCTTACTAAAGTTGTTTTATCTCCAAGAGTAGATACGTGAACTTCTTTTATAAAGTCATCTACCATCTTAGAACCTATTGAAACTCCACTAGCTAGATTCTTATTATCATCAACTTTTAAATTAGATTCCTCAAATTGTTTCTTAGGACACCATGAAATATATTCATCTGGATATTGAATTAAATAACCTTCATCATTGGGATTTTCATTTTTAGGTATATCCCATCCTCTAAACTTATTATATTCTCCCCTAGTCATTGGCTTTGCTTTAACTAATTTTGTACTAATATAACTTTTCATTACTCAACTTCTCCTTTAAGTTCTATTCCTTCTATTTTTGCTCTTTCCTCAAGTGTATTTAAATAACATTCCATGTAAACTAATTGAGTGTGTAGTAATTCATAACTACAATTAGGTTTAAACGTTAGTGTTCCTTCCTTATACTTTTTAAGCATATTACTTAACCCAGTTATTCTAATTTTCAACTGCAAATACTCTGCTTTAAATCTTTCTTTATAATCTGCACTGACCATCATCTTAGCTGTTTCATTTAGTTTCTTCATTTTAAATCAACTCCTATTTTAACTATTTATAGCTATTACCTCATCTTCAATATCTGTTGTAACTTCTTTAATTAAAGAAATTTTACTTGGATCAATATAAAAACCTTCATCAATCTCTATAAATGAATCACTTCTTAATATTCTCTTTGCTGTTACAAACTCTAATATTGCTTCTACACTACATTTAGGTGTAAAATATATTCCTACTCCATCACATACCATGTATATTTGTTTAGTTTCATTTTTCTTTTGCATAATTTACCCCTTCTTTAAAATCTCTAATTAAGCTAATAAATTTCCCTATAATAGTACCTATTCTATATCCAACTTTATATGAAAATTTCATCTTGTTCCTCCTAATTTAATTTCAGATTGTTTTTTTACAATCAAAAGGAGCTCCAAATACATCTTCAGTAATTCTGAAACTTACAGGAGAAATTATTAGTTGTGTATGTGGATTATATTCTCTTCTTAAAATTCCACTTAAAATCTCTGCTAACTCGGGAATATCTTTTTTTGAAAGTTCATTTATATTTTTACCTTTAAATAATTCAATAGTATCTTCAATCTGTTTTTCTGAAATTCTAGCAGTTTTATTAAAATTTAAATCTATTCTTTTAGGTTTTTGACCTATTATAAACTTTTCGCAAAAAACACCATTTATACTCATGCCAGTTATTCCCAAGCTCTTCGTAAACATCTCTGGATTATCTCTAATCACTTGATATAGTATAGTTGATAAATCTTCAGCTAATATTTCCTTAGTAATAGATTCAAAATCTAAGTTTCTTTCTTCAATCATTGCATGTATTAGCTCATGTAAAAATGTTTTTTCTTGCCCTTGTTCATTTTGTAAATTTGTTGAAATTTTAATCTCATGTAGATTATGATCTGTAAGCCCAAGACATTCTTCTCCATCTTGGTTAATAATTTTTTCATCAGTTAATATAACATCATAGTCCATAGATCCTACTCTTACTTTACCTTGTATATTCATTAAAACCATCCACCTTTCTTTTTCATTAAATTTATTCCTAATACTGAAAGTAATAAAGCTAATCCAAATGTAAACCCAAAATAAGCAATAACAAGCCCTAATATAATACTTAATACTCTCCAAGCTACTAATGTTGCTGTTAAAGTTCCCATATCAAAAGCCGTTGCTATCGGTATAATCCCACCTGATATAACTAACTTCCAAATACCTAAATATAAGAATAAAACCATACAAAATACTGAAAAAATTTTAGTTTTAAGAAATTTCCTTTTACTTTTCATCCTATCTCCTCCATTTTGTTTAAAAAATATATTTATTATTTATAAACGTTTATTAATTGTTTAACTTATATTTATAAACTCAATTTAATTAAAAATATTTGTGTTTATAAATGTCTACCTTTTTGGGTAATCATAAAAGATTACTAAAGTAATCAATTTAGATTACTTATTAGCTTTCTTGTTAGCCCATACAGCTTTTTGAGCTATACTTCTACTAAACTTTCTCTTTTGTAATCTATCTTTTTCCATAGGTATATTAGCTGCTATACTAAATTCTTTATAATATTTTTCTTGCTGCTTTAATTTAATACTTTCATTCTTAAATTCTTTTTCTAGTCCAGCAGCATCATAAGCAACCAATCTTTCTTTTGTACTCCTTATCTTTCTCTCAATATACCTTTGGTGTTGACTTGCCTCATAATAGGTGTATTCTTTATCATTGAAAGTGAATGGCGGTGGGTCTATATTTTCTAACATTTTTTCGCTATATGCTCTTACACTAATACCAGGTATAAAAGGATAAAAACTATGTCGTTCGACAATTCCAACCACCAAGCCCTGAACCAGTTCCATATCCTGTACTTTCAATAAAATCTGGGTACTCTTGTTTGAAATCCATAATATCAACCTCCCTTCATAAAAAAAGTCTTAGAATTTATCTAAGACTTTTCTTTCCAATATTTAATTTCTGCATTTTTTCTTGCTTTAATAGCTTCTTCTATTGTGTCAAATGTACCTAAGTGAATAGTTTTATAATTAGTTGTTATAAAAGCTCTCCAACGTTTTCCTCTTTGCTGGACTCCTGTATATCCTGATTTGTTATTTTCTTTTATACGTCTATTTCTTGCTTGTTTTTTCATAGATATCCATCTACAATTAGATGGTTCATAATTTTTATTTACATCTATTCTATCTATTGTTAGTTCATCTGAATACCCATTTTTTAATGACCAATTCATAAAATTTATAAATCCATTTTCTCCAAGCCATTCATCACAAACAGAAATTCCCCTCCCTCCATAATACTTATATCTTGTATTATTTGAATTATAGCATCTTTGTTTTATTCCTCTATATTCTTTATTTAATCTACTTTTGTACATTCCGTGTTTAATACTTGCTCTCGCTGTATTTTCTTTATGAAGGCAACCACAAGATTTTGTTCGTCCACTTGTTAAATTTCTAATATCTATTATTTTAATATTTCCACATTCGCATTCACATATAGCTAAATTACGCTTTTCTTTTTCACTATATTTAACTCCTATTATGTTTAACTTACCATATTTTTCGCCTATCCTATCTATAGCTTTCATTTTATCACCTCTAAAATTATTATACCATAAAAGGTGATAAAGTCTGTCTTATTTTATGACAAATAATTATTTATTCAATTTATAAACTTTACCTTGCCAACTAGCATGATTCATAATGCCTATTCCTTTATTTCTTGCTCCTACATGTGCTGTTACTTCAACGTATTCACACCCAACTTCTTTCATACCTTGTAATGTTAATTTCTGTGTCATCTGATTAGCTCCAGTCAATACAGCCCTTCTAACTGCTGTATCAACTCTATTAACTACACCACTTTCAAAATCAACATTTCTTATTCCACTTTCACATAATCTATCTACAGCTTGTTTTATGGCCGTATTATAATCTATTACACCCGTCTTTATTTGCATTAAAGCTAAATCCATAGCATCATGATAATATTGAGCTATTGGTTTATAAACTATCTTTCCATTAATCTTTTGAGCAAACCCTAATGATCTTGTTAGATTATAAAACTCCCCTTTAGTTTGCTTTATAGTTGCTTCTATTATCTTAGTTAAAGTTATATTTTCTAATACATCTAATTCCTTTAAGCCTGCTGATTTATATAACTCATTTTCTTTAGCTATAGAATATATACCAGCATTATTAAATATTTCATTAAGCCATTCTTCAGATAAATCTAAAGTTTCTTTTAGCTTTTTCTTTATAACATCTAATGATATTCCTATTTCTTGAGCTTTTATTACTTGTAATCTAGCACTTTCAGAAAGCCCACCTACCTTCGCTATTCTCCTGGACATATCTTTTATTATAAATTCTTCTAGCTCTTGAAATAATTTTACAAAGCTTTCAGGAATCTCTTTTAATTCTTCAGGTGTTAAAGCCATATACTATTCCTCCAAGCTATCTAGTGGATTATTTTTAAGACTATCTCCAGTCTTAGGCATCATCTTTAAAGCTTCTTCTTCTGATACACCATATTTTTTAGCCAGGTATAACTCTGCTCTTAAAATACCAGCTGCAACATCATTTCTCATTGATTCTAAATCAGCATCTTTATCTACAATAATTGAATCGTCCCAATCAAAGCTTACATCTTTATCTATGTCTATATCTTTTACTGGTATATTATAATAATTAGCTATATCGGCCATACTTATTATTAAATCTTTTAAAGCATCCTGTAAGGCTTTTTGAATGTCTTTAACAGTTGAAAAACTTCTTTGTTTTGAAGCTTTTATCTCTGTTGCTGTTTTAGATACATCCTCAGTTTCGCTTAAAGTCCCATAAGCAAGACCACAATTAAACTCAATTTTTCTTAAAAGCTTATTTAACCCATTGAATAAGCTCGTATCTCTTATAACAGGAGAAAATGGACTAAAATTCTTTTTATTTTCTTTATCTTCCCATGGATAAACTCTAAATAATCTTTTTTTCCCTTTAGGAATTTTCAGATTACCATCCATATCTCTTGAAAATATAGCTTCTGATACATCAATAGCTAATTCAGTGCCTTCAAACTCCCATAATATTCTTGAATACTGTTTATCTGCTTCTTTAATCAATCCAATTGATTTAGCAAATACAGATACTCCTAAAGGGCTATTAGAATCAATTTGATTAGCTTGTGGAATCTTAAAATAACTAAAGAAAGGCTTTTTAGCATTCTTTACATTTATTTCTTCTTCTAAATCTTCCCACTCCTGAATAGAATTAAGATTAACCCTTTTACCAAGTGATTTATCCATCATAACAGTATTATTTTTTACATATGCATAATTCTTAATAGTATAGTTATCATCTTTAAACTCATGATATTCAATTCTAGTGTATTTTTTATCTTCAACAATTTTTGTTTCTAAAAATACTGCTGCTGTAATTTCTCCAGTAGAAGTATAAGAAACTGGTAAGAAGTTATCTTGTTGAACTATATCAATTTCAATATTTCCATTGTAGAAATATGGCTTAAATACTATTCCACCTTTAGCACATGCATATTCAGTATTAATTCTTAAAACACTTATTAAATCTTGATAAGTTTTATTAAGTAATTCATTATTTGAAATTTCACTTTTAAATTCTATAGTAACTAATCTTGCAAGCTCATTCGCTATTGCTCCAGGTAAACCCATTGTTTTAGTTTCATCATCTAGCCAAGGGGGATTATTAGAATACATATTACACCATAGCTCTATAGCGTTGGCCATATCATTATTCATAGCTATTTTTATTTCTAGCTCTTTAGCAATATCTTGTCTATTTAATATCATACTTAACACCCCCTTAAAAATTTTATTAACTCTTTCAAACATAAAATTACCTCACAAAATGCAGTTTTTTTCTAAAAGTTTAGTACAAGTAAACTTTAAAAGCTAAAAAAACGCCTACAAATGGCTTAACTTCGTTGAGAAAAACTCAACAACTTCGCTAAATATTTTTTTTGCGAAGTCGTTAAAACACATCTAATAGTCGTCTAATATCTCTTTCAATACTATATTCAAAACCATCTAAGCTATCTATATCACTTGTACCATCATCTAGCCTTTCATTTTTAGTTATCTCTTTAGGATTCCAAATAGCTGTACAAAAAGCATCTTCAATACTCTTACAATCATCTGTAATTTGTAATCTATCTTGTGCCATTAGTTTAGTAGTAGCATTTATTCTATCATTTACAGTTGTTTTCCATGCATCAGTTACCCTTATGCTTAATCCAGCTTTTATTGCTGCATTTCTTAGAGTACGTATTAAAACTTGTTCTGCATTATCACAATAAGCAACTTCTGCAAATCCATATTTATAGTTTATCTTCTTTACAAAGTTAATAAATATTTTCCCAAGTTTTTCAGAATCTATATCATCACCAAAGTGTCGTTCACTTGATAATATAATGACTTTTTTATATCCAAATGTTATCGCACTTGCAATAAAAGCATGACCTGACCCAGTACCTCCAAAGTCTACTCCTATAACTATCTTCATTAAGTTAGATACATCACTTTCTTCAGCTCTGTATGAATTAGGATTATTAGCAAATCTTCTGTAAATAAGCCCTTCAGCTACACATCTTTTACCTAATATATCCCTTTGGTACCAAATTGAATTCTTATCATATTGGCTTTTAATTTCTTCTTTTCTTTCATCAGAAATATTTATATTGTCATCTATAGTAAAGTGATAATAGTTATATCCCCCTTTTAGCTCACCATTTTCATATTTGCTCTTATAATTATCTATATAGTCTTTGTAAATAAATGCATTAGGATTATCAGGGTTCAAATCCCAAAATACTTTTCTTTTATGAGCTGCAATGGTTCTGTTAAATGCTTCTTTTATAGAATCAGGATGATGTAAGTTAATCTCAGTAGCAATCCACATACCATATGAGTTACCACGTATCTTTTTATAACTATTAGCTAAAGCAGTACCAGCAAATATAACTATTCTTAATTTATTATTAGTTGATGGCCCTTTAATATAAAGACATTCATTACCTTTGTATTTTCCCCAGTGGCTCTGTCCCCTAAATATATATTCAAGTCCAAAGCCATTAGCATCTCCAATATTCAGCTTAGCATTAGCAGAAGTAGAACCAGTAGCTAAATGTAATTTATCCTTTGTATTTTTTAATTCATGTGCAAAGGCAAATACATTATCAACTGTTTTACCTGCTCTAACAGCTCCTTCAGCAATGTTATACATATTCTTAGAACAAGATCTAATATAATCTTTATGCTTATCTGAAAACTTAAAATTAATTGTTTTCTTCTTCTTCATTGCCATAAATATCGTCCTCAGTTTCGCTTATATCTTCCATTTCTTTATCCTCACCATTAAGCTTACTTATTTCAGCTTTAAGCTTTTCAACTCTAGCTTTTTGTTCTTCTGAAGCCAAATCCCAGTTAGTGTGTAATAGTTTCTCGTAACTATTTATTAAACCTTCTAAAGTTTTCATAGCCTTAGACTGAGCTTGAAGAAAGTTAGCTTGTTTATCCCAAGCAAATTGTAATTCATATTCTTTTGAGGAACTATTTTCTCCCCATGTTTCTTTCTTTAATACCTTAGTTAAATCATTTTTATTCTTAACATGCATAATCTTTTGTGATCTAATTATTGCAGCTAATTGAGTAGTTATATTTATCCAAAGAATATCTAAAGAATTAATTCCTGAATCTTCGATGTCATCAATTATCTTACTCGTAGCTTTAGGCATATATTTAGCTAAGAACTTCTTTGATGAAAATTTAGATTCATCAATATAATTCCCATGCTTAAAATTATTTAAATTACCTTCTGGAGCTCCTCCTCCTTTATTACCTAAAGCATTTTTATTACCCAAAGGAGCCCCCCTATTTTTATTAAGTTTATCTTTCCATTTAAATTTTTTACGCCAATATTTAACTTGAGATAATTTTACCCCTAATTTATCAGCAATCTTTTGAGATGTAATATGTCCATTACTTTCTTGAAATAATTTAAAAGCTTCATCCCATTTTTCCATTAATAAACTTCTCCTTTCTTAAAGTAATAAAAAAAGAGTAGTTTTAAATCTACTCTTTTTCTTCATGTTCTTTTATTAACTTATCTAAAGTTGGTCTACTTATATTTAATTCCTTGGCTAAAGCACTTTTGCTTACTTCTCTTTTCATATATCTATTATAATGTTCTTCAAAATTTTCGATATTAACTTCTTTACGACCTTTATATTTACCTTTCGCCTTAGCTATTGCAATTCCTTCTCTTTGTCTTTCAAGCATATTAGTTCTTTCAAATTCATTAATTGCCCCTATCATAGTTAGCATTAACTTTCCAGTAGGCGTTGAAGTATCTAAGTTCTCCTTAATACTTTTAAAATGTACTCCTTTAGCTTCCATTGTTTCCACCAATTCTAATAAATCCTTTGTACTTCTTGCTAACCTTGAAAAATCCCAAACAAAAATTGTATCTCCTTCTCTAGCAAAATCCAACATGGCTTTTAACTCTGGTCTATTAGTATCTTTAGCACTTATCTTTTCAGAAAACCATTTTTCTATATTATACTTTTTTAATCCTTCTAATTGTCTTTCTTCATTTTGTTCTACTGTACTAACTCTTACATAAGCTATATTCATAATATAATCACTCCTTGACTATATTATAACTTATTGTAAATTTAAAATCAATAATTTAATTTACATTTTGTAAAATAATTAATTTTACAATTTTAATTTTACAAATTCATATTAAAATATAAATGTAAAATTAAAGTGTACTTTATTTTTACAGTATTAAAGAAATAAAATACCAATAATTGGAGATAAAAAGGAGAATTCTCCAAAAACCTTAATAAAGTATTGAAAGCTCTTATATTACAAAGTCAATTAAGTTTAAACCTAGGTACTTTTTTACCCTTTTGGGCTAATTTTGGCTTAATTTCATTTCCAGTAACATTTTAAATACTTTTTCCCATTTTTTAGGGTATTTTTCATTACTTTTATATACATCTGCGAAGTTATTAAAAATGAGTTTCTACTATATATACGCATTAAAAAATTTTAGTTAATTTCGCTTATGCTTAAAAAGTAACATAAATTTTCAAAAAAAGATTTTCAACTGGAAAATTAATTAAAATAAAGTATCTAAGTAATCAGTAGTTCCTTTTCTTTCTTCATCATATAACCCTATATATCTTTTAGTGATTTCAGGAGTAGAATGTCCAAAATCATCTTGTACAGAAAGTAAAGCATACATAGCATCATTTTTATTTTTAAATATATTTTGATAAGTCATATATCCATAAGTTTTTCTAAGTCCATGATTAGCAACACAATGATTAATATCACACTCTTTAGCTGCATTATTAATTATTACGCCCATTCTTCTAATACTTAAATGCTTTCTTCCTATAGGTGAAGGAAAAATATATTCCCAGTCATTTTTATTTTTAATGTATTGCTGAAGAATACTTATTGTATTATCTCCAATCTTAACAACTCTTGGTTTATCATTTGCTCTTGTACTATCAGTTTTCTTTTCTATAATAGAAAATTCTCTTTTCTTAATAGCTTCTTTAACATCAGCTACAGTTAAATCAATAAGATCTGATGCTCTATAACCAGTTTTAGTTGCTAATATGAAATAAATATAAGCTGTTGGATGATTACATTTTAAATAATGGCTCATTTTTTCTAATTTCTTTTTTTCAGTTATTGGTTTAGTAGTTTGTCCCATTCCTTCACCTCCTTTCTGTAAATAAAAAAGAACTATCATGTTGATAGTTCTTCTTTTTAGAGTTATTTTTTAAAGTTGAGTGGTGAGAAGTAAGAGATTCGAACTCTTGATAAAAGTTATTTATTAATCCACAGAAAAGATAATAAATAATCAGTTCCCTTTTCCTATTTGGGTAACTTCTCATAGCAGGATTAAATCCTGCAAACAAAGTCTTTGAGAGTATTTAAAAAAATGAAAACCTTAATTCGGAGAGTAAAGGACTTGAACCTTTGACTTATAATCTTATAGGAAAATGCTTTACCAGTTAAGCTAACTCTCCATGATTTTAATAATTGATTTTTTTATTTAAAAGAATATCAGTTTCATAATTCTTTAATAAACGAGTAGTGTTATTTTTATTATTATTAGCATAAAAACTATTTACACTAACTCTTATATTTTCATCACCTTTTAATTCTTCTAGTTTTAGAGCTTTATCAGCATTAACTAATCTTCTAGGCATATCACTAGCAAAAACATAATCAGTTTCTTTTTTTAAAACAATATCTCCATTGTTTTTAGTTTCGTATGCACTTCTATTTTTTAATATTAAAGACTTATCACTAATAAACTTCTTTGATTCATAATCTAAAGCTCTTTCAACTTCTTTTCTAGCTTTAGCATTTTCTTTATGTTCCCTTTTTAAATCTTTAAAGTTTCTTTGAATACATTTTTTAATAGCTTCTCGAGTAGTTTTTTTATTAATTCCTTCTGCTGCATTTTCTTTTGTAATTATATCTGCAATCTCAGCAGCATTATAACCATTCCTATAAAGCTCTCTTACTCTTTTTTTCTTTTTACTTGACTTCAAAACTACTCTCCTTTCTAAAAAAATGTATAGTTCACCCCAACCCATCAAAGGGGACATTTTTTCATTTCTGCAATACTTTTTTGATGAATATTAAATTTTGTACTCTTATATTAACACATAAACACTTAAAAAAGACTGCAAAAATACTGCAATTTTTCTGCAATTTTTCTGCAATCCATTTTTTTAAATAATATTTGATAGTATTTCTAAAGCTTCTTTTTTTAGCTGAAAGCATCTTCTTTCACTCATGTATAAACTTCTAGCAATTAATTTCCAACATTGTTTTCCACGACCTTCAATATATCTTTCTATTATTATCGCTTTCTGCTTTTTATTTAATGATTTAATTGCATTATCTATTCTAGCAATCTTTCTTTCCCTTATTCTTATTTCATCTTTTAGATTAATATTTTCTTCTAGCTCTCTTAACTTCAAATTATCTATTTCAACATTTATAAGTTTATAACTTTTTAATAATTCTTCTACTTCTCTTAGGTCTCTCATCTTTAAGCTCCTAACTATTATGTTATATTTTAAATCCGTAACTATTAGCCTTATTTAGTATTACTGTAACTTTTTTTAGGTCTATTCCAGTTTCTCTAGCTATTTCCTTAAATGTAAACTTATTTTCAAATCTTAATTTCATAATAGAAACTATTTCATCCTTACTATATTTTGCTCTCTTATTTTTGGATCTATTTTGTGCATATTCTATTATTTCATCTTCTAAACTTAATTTTTTATCTTCTACTGTTATTGGAATTGACTTTGAACACCAAGTACGTCTCCATTTTTCATATAACTTTATAGCTGTAGATTTTTCAAGACGAAATTCTTTAACTATTTTTTTAACTGCAGTAGACTTCCTTATTTTAGTAGCATGTTTTTCTAAATATTCAAAAATCATATCTTCCAATTATTTCACCTTCTTTATGAAATATATACACTCTCTTTGCTTATTTATATTTACTACTGCTCTATGCCAACATTTATCACATTGACAAAACCCTAATAAACCTTTTATTTTTAAAAATAAATTTTTCATAATAACTCTCCTACTCTAACTCTTTTATCTCCTCGTTTATTTCATTAGCTAAACTTTCAAACTCAATAACCCATACCCATGGATTAAATTCAAATAAGTTTGTCCAACCATTCCACTTGCCCTTTAATTGCAATGTACTATTCCAAAGCTTTTCAAATGCTTCTCTCGGTGTTCTAGGCATCTTTTCCCATGAATACATATTAGGTTCAGTATCATATTTCTTTACTACTCCATCTTTAGTAAATTCTCTTATACCTTCATTAAGACACCCTTCATCTGTAATATCTTTTAATCTTTCAGCTCTTACACTTGTTACTTTTAAAAATATCCTTGCTGCTTCTTTTGGCATATGAATACTTGGCATCCAAACTTCCCACTTACCTTTTTTTGCATTCCCCCACCAAAGAAAGTTTTTAGGCTCTCCGTCAGCCTTATACGCAAATCCAACATTTCCATCTGGTGTCAATGTATTAGTACATGTTTCTCTTACATAAAGAATATCTCCTACCTTAAATGGTGGCTTAGCATAACAAACCTTTGCTCCTCCTACTCCTAAAACAAGATTTCCTAAATTTTTATCATCCGTAGGATATAGAACATATCCTAAAGGCTCATAAGCAGTTGAAGCTCCTTTAATAATTCTTCTAGTACAAGTCTTTTCACCATCAAGTATAGCTCTTACCATTGCTGTATTAAATAAAATTGGTTTCATACTAAATTATCCTTTCATCATAAAATTTATTTGCCCTGGTATATTAGCAATTATTTTATTTGGAGATACTAATCCAAAATATTTATTATTTCCTTCAGTTCTTTTTAATTCTATTAGTCCTAATTTTTCTAAGCTCTTAAAACTTCTATTTACATTTTGCTTTTTAAGATTTAAAATTTTAACTATATCGCTTTGTTTATAATCTTGTGTAAGCAGCAAGATTATAATTTTATATTCACTGGTTTTCAAATCTAAACAAGCGATATGATCTAAAAATTTTTTATTCAATATCTTGATTGGTAATCACTATAAATTACTTATGTAATCCATAGTGATTACTTTTCCCCTTTCATAATTTTAAAATGGTGGGTCGGAATCATATTCTTCTTCCCAATCCTCAGTTTTTTCTAATTTCTTAGAAGAATCTATAAAGTCAAAGCTTTCTGCTAAAACTTCTGTTGTATATCTTTTTGTTCCATCTTGTGCCTCATAATTTCCTGTTCTTATACTTCCTGAAATAGCAAGTAATCTCCCTTTGGTTAAAAACTTTGCTATATTTTCAGCTGTTTTCCCATAAGAAATACAACTTATAAAATCAGTTTCATCTCTTTTAAACTGTCTTGCTACTGCTAATGTAAATCGTGCTGTTGGAGTACCTTTTACAGATGTAAATCTTAATTCAGGATCTTTTGTTAATCGTCCTATTAACACAACTTTATTCATTCTTTCTCTCCTTAACTTGTTCTAAATATTCCCACCATTTATAATTTAAGTATCGGCCCCGCCAAGTCGAAATAAATTATAAAAGGTGGTGATATCATGTCATTAAGTTTCAACTCTACTTTTGGCAACAAAAGTATCAAAATTAACTGTCCAATTTGCAAAAGTGAATTAGAAATAAAACTTAATCAAGTTGGAACAGAAATTCATTGTCCTTTTTGTAGAAAAACAATAGCTTTAAAAGCTGGTACAAATTTTGAAAAAAGTAAATCTGCAATAGACAATGAATTTAAATCCCTTAATAAAACATTAAAAAACTTTGGGAAATAAAATATTTTGTTTTTCTTCAATTATTTCTCTAATTATTTTTTTAACTAGTTTTTCATCTAAATCAACATAAATTATTGCCTGTTCAGGAGTATTTATCTCTTGAACAGCTTTCTGTTTTAGCTTCAAGCCACATCTTGGACACTTTAATTCATCAATTTTATTATTCAAATTTTGACACATATATATCACTCCTAAAATTTATTCACTCTTTTTTCTCCTTAAATTTTTAAATCTATAATCAAGGTCTGCTCCCCTGAATATAACCATGTTTCTTCCAGCTCTTTCTACGATTCTTCCAGCTAATGCTTTATCTAATATTTCTAGCATAGCTATATCACATTCTGTAGAAATTATAGTTGCTAAATTTTTGTAATATCTATAATTCAATAATGGGTAAATATGTTTCATGTCTATTTCATTTAACTGTGCAATAATTTGACCATTTTTTACTTTATCTTTAAACAGATCATCGATAACCAAAACTTCAGCATTTTTATACTTTTCAAGTAATGTTATATACTTATCATAATCTTTGGCAGTACCTTTAAGACCTTGAATAGCTTCTGTATATGGCATATAAATAACTTGCCTTTTTTTATCTTTAAAAAGAATTGCTCCTAATCCAGTTGCTAAATGAGTTTTACCAGCCCCTGGTTGTCCCATAAATAAAAACCATTCATTCTCGCCTTTATCAAAATTACTAGCATAGTTAAGAACTTTTGTTTTAATATTTTCTAATAGCTTATTATTTAAAGTTTCAAATTCTGCTATTGTTTTTACTTGGTTAGGATCTAGTCCAAACTCTTTCCAAGCTCTTTCAACATTATTTTCAAACTGACAAGTACATCGAGTTGCAAGTGGTTGAGCGTGAGCTCTTTCTATTAAAATCCAACCTGTGTCTTTACATTTTGGACATTTATAAGCCATTGATGATTTCGTCATAGTCGTAGTCATATCCTGGTTCTTTACTTTGGCCAAAATCCTGTCTAAAGCTTCCATTACTTTTTCCTCCATTTTCTTTATCTTTGTAATTTCCTTCTAAGAGCTTAATAAAATTATTAGGGTTTAATAGCCAATCAAAACTTATAGTCCAATTTCTATTATTTTCACCTTTAAGGAATTTACTTTCATTTACGTTTTTAATAGCTTGTAAAACTTTTTCTAAACCATAATCTTTAATTCTAGCTTTTAAAGATTTATATCTTTTAGTGCCAGCATTTACAGAAATAATTTTTTGTAACCCTAAAGAATTCCACTCATTTATTATTTGATTTATAGAAGTGGCACTTAATATATCTTTAGATATATTAATATTATTATCTATAATGGGAGTATCTTTGTTGGGCCATTTTGAACCAACCCTTGGCTCATTTTTACCTAACCCTTGGTTCATTTTGAGCCAAGGTGTATATTCGCTTAATTCATCTAGTTTAGAAGTTATATTTATATAAGAGAATTTCCCCTTTACTCCATCTTTAATAAAAAGTACTCTTCTCTCTAAAATTTTCATTTCATCAAGCTTTTTTAATCTTCTTTTTAAGCTGCTACGTGCTCCGATTATAGGTATTTGTTCTAATAAATAACCTTGGTCTATCCAAATAAATCTTTCTCCATCTATGATTTGATATTCCATTTTCTTATTTGAATACATTTCTTTGATAACGGCTAAGATAAGAGCATCATCATTATCTAACCCAAATTCCATTAACTTTTCTTGTTGAAACCCATGTATCGTATATTTCATACGCACCTCCCATTAACATTACTTTTTATATATTTTTATAAAAAGTAATGTTAAGATGAAAAATTTTTTGAACAATTTATCTCTAATTTTTCTTTAAAATTATTTTCTTTAAGAGATTTAACAATAAAACAAGCAGATATAGCTTCGTCAACAACATCTAATTCTTCTTCATTTAGTTTTTTTATATCCTCAAAAATTCTAAGAACTCTCTCGGCATTTTTTGTGTTCATTCGCACACCTCCATTATGTTTATATACACATTTTAAATCATATTTAACTTTTTTTCAATATAAAATATATATTTATAGTGTTGACCAACACTATAAAAAAAGGTAAAATTCATAATAGGAGGGGAAAAATGAAAGAAAGAATAAAAAAAATTAGAAAAGATAAAAAGCTTTCTCAAGTTGAATTTGGAAATAAATTGAGTGTAAGCAGAGATGCTATAGCAAATATAGAATGTGGTAGGGTTGACCCCAAACCATTATTCATAAATCATTTATGTGATGTATTTAATGTAAATAGAGAATGGCTTTTAACTGGTAATGGGAATATGTATATAGTTCCTAAAAAAGAAAGAGAGCTTGCAGATTTGATTTATGAATTAAGCAAATCAGATTCAAGAATATATAAAAGTGTTTCTGCTTTAGCCCAATTAGATGATGAGTATTTAGTATTAATTGAAAATTTAATAACTGGATTACTAGAAACAAAAATTAAAAAAGAAAATATAAAAAAACAGGATTAACTAATCCTGTTTTTTTATATTTTGTAAAACTCCGTATAATATCATTAATATTCTTTCATCTTCTATTTTTTTTATTAATTTTATTATTTCTTCTTTCATTTATATTCACCTCAAACAAAACATAAAACACGAGAACATGAGTTCCCCTTTTTTCATAAATATTATAACATGATTATTATGTCGATTTCACCGAACCGTTCGACTTCTTTCTCATTTTTGGTTTTAATTTCCTAATATTTATTTTTTTATTTAATGTTATCCTTAAATATTATGGATGTGATTAAAATTCTAAGAGAATTCCGTCGAATTAACAATATTTCACAAAAAGAGCTTGCTAAAAAATTAAAAATCAGCAGATCCCACTTATCTGAATTAGAACACAAAGCAAGTACTCCAAGCTATAATTTATTAATTAGAATATCTAATATTTTAGAAATATGTCCATTAAAGCTATTAGAATATTATTCTTCAGAAGATATTAATTTTAATTGCTGCAAGTATAGATGCTATCTAACAAACAATAAAAAAAACAAAGAGTAAAAAACTCTTTGTTTTTATTTTAGTTTTAAAAACAAAATGATATTATTTATTTTGAAAGGATGTGAAAAAACTAATGATAAGATGTAGATTACGTATTTTATTAGCCCAAAACAGACTAAATCAACAACAATTTTCTGAATTGAGTGGTCTTAGTCTTAGAACGATAAGAAACTACTACAAAAATACTTTTAAAATTATAAATAAAAAGGACCTTCTAATTCTTTGTAAAACTTTAAAATGTTCTCCAGGTGATCTATTCGTATATGAAAATTTTGATAAAAAATAAAAAAAGAGATAGAATTAACTATATCTTTTAGGGAATAAATAGTCCTATAACATGAACTCAAAGTTAAAGAACTAGAATTGGTATTTACTATAAAAAAAAATAGTAAACTTGAAAATCATTCATTTTTTAAAGGGTAAAGCATTTTATGCTTTATACCTGAATTATACATACTTATTCATAGTATGTCCATATAATTCTAAATAATAAGCATTTCTAAAATTTAAACTTTATTTTTATATATCTTTAATTTTTAATAAAATATTCTTTAAAAAAATATATATAAAAATTACCCCAATAGGTATTAGTGGAATTAAATTATTAGTATTTAATATTTCTTCTTTCACTATAAAGACATAATATAATGCTATTAATATACACAGATAAATAATACTTTTATCATTTGTTTTTCTAGTAATATTATTTTTTAAAATTAAAATTATCAAATAAATCAAAAATAAAAACATTAATAAAACTATTATAATTAACTTAAATAATTCATAAGATTCAAAAGATATATTTGTATAAAAATCAGGAGAAATCAAGCAAGAAATTAAACAAGAAAGCCCTTTTATTTTCATGAATAATAACCTTTAATAAATCAATTCTAATCAATTCATCAATTATTCTACGCATTAATGAATAACTAAATTTATAATATTTAGCCTTATATAAGTTATTTATATCTCTAATAGTCATTTTTAGAATCCCATTATTTTTGATAATCTCACATTTTATAAACTAAAAAACACTTATTGCTCTAAATTTCATTTGTACTGACTTTATGTTTCTATTTATTACATGAAGTTCTTCTCTTGATAATTTTATATTTTTATCCAATTTCATCACCTTATTTATATTTTACTCTTCCCAACCTAATAATTGTTTTTCTAGTTCATTCATATCTTGTTCTCTTTGTGTAAAGTTAGCATTAGATTTTTTAGAATCTTTATTATTTATATTAATATCAACTTTTTTAACTTTTTCCATGTCATTTAAAACACTTACTAGATAACCTTTATAATTTTTTATTGTACTATCTGTAGATCCTGCTGTTATTATAGCTTTAGCTATCTTATCAAATGAATAGACAACTAATAGAGCTTTAATGTCTTTTTTACTCAATTTAAATTCTTGAATCTGACAAATCTCTAATAGTTTTTTAACTTCTTCCTCATCTTCTTTAGAAGAAGAAGATATATTATTACTATTAAGATTGTTACTATTAAGATTGTTACTATTACTTTCCACATTTTGAGCCGTCGAATTCTGAGGAGTCTCATTTTGAGTAACCTCAGAGAATGTAGTATTTTCAATGGTTTTATGAGATTCCTTATTTTGAGTAACCTCAACTTCCTCTTTCTCTACAGGAAATTGCTCTATTGTATAAATATTTTTACCATTAACTACTTTTCCATTATTCCCTTTAACTCTAGTTTGTTTAATAGTTATATAACCTAGATCTTCTAGTAACTTTCTATGTTTATAATATCTACTTTTACTTATACCTAGTTCATGTAATTGTAATTCTATAGTTGGAAATGCTGTTAGACCTGAACCAGCAAAACTTGACATATAAGAATAAATTGCTTTAGCTTCTATTGTTAATCTTGTATCTCTCATTACGGCCTTTGGTGAAAATCCGTATCCTTGACTCATGATTCCATTAACTTGTATAAAATTATTTGTTTCCATAAAAAAGTACCTCCTAATAAGGAATAAAAAACAATCCTTAAAAGAAAGTACATTAAATTTATCAAATTAAAGTTTGACAAATACTCATATTTTTTATACAATTATCGTATAATATAAATATGCAAGAAATTAAAGATACTTTCTTTAAGTTGTGAACCTATTAAGTTAACGCCGGCCAAAGCATTAGAACTTAATGGGTTTTTTGCTGTTTATTCCGTTTTCAAAAATTTGTTGTTTTAATTCTATCATATTTGGTAATAATTTGTCTATAAAATATATCCACAAGTTGAAAATTTAAAAAATCAACCTGTGGATTATTTTTAACAATTAAATAAATCATCTATTGCATCTAATTGTTCCTTATCAACTTCTTTATTAGTTTCCTTTACAAAGTTTTCATCGTTTAAAACTTTTAAAATAATTTTTTTAATTTCTTCTTTTTGTACTTTAGTAAATATAGAATTATTTTCTTTTATATCTTCAGCTATTAATGTTTTTATATAGTCAGATATATTTGGAACAGATTCTAATTTATCTATAAGAGCTTTATCAGTTTCATCATTTAAGCTCACTGTTTTTACTACTCTTGCCATTTGTATCACCTTCTATTTAAGCTTTAATTCTCCCATAAAAGCAAATGAATTAACATTTGTAAATTGACAGTCTTTTTCAACTTCTATTGATGGGAAATATTTTTTTACATAAGATTCTAGAGCTATGGCTCCACCACCAATTAAATAGAAATTATCTATGTTAGTTGTATCAAAATCTCTTTTTATAGTAGCTGCTATTTTTCTAACATAATTATTTATATATTCTTCAATATCCTCTATACCTTTTTTATTACCTTCTACAGTAAAGAACTTTCTATCGATTATATTTTGAATATCAGAAGTTTCAAATTTAGTATAGTATTTTGAATTTAATTCTTGAGCTATAGCTGAATATAAAACTAACATTCCTTTTTCATATGTTGCCTTTTCAACTAATTTTAATCCATCAAATTGAGCTATATCCCAAGTACCACCACCAATATCAATAACTAATGAGCTTTCTTTTTTCTTATTTTTTTCTATTATGATTCCACAAGCTTGTGGTAAAATCATAACTTTATTAATTTTTATTATTTGTTTTTTACCAATTTTATTAAGCTCAATACAAGAATCATCTAAGCCTTTAATTAATTTTGTTAGTTCTTCTTTTTGATCTGCATAAAATGCAACTGGTAGTCCAGCAACTATACTTACATCTATTACACTTTCTTCAGGATAACTTAATCCTATTGCTGCTAATGTAGTTAACTTAACAAGTTCTTTTCCTTCTTCAGTTTTAAATTTGTTTGCATCAACTATATATTGCCCAGTTGGTTCACCTATTATATAGTTTTTTCCATTAAGATGCATCTCTAAGACATTATTATAATCGTCATGTCCTTTTTCTACTGTACTTAATATACATTGACCCATACTTGTCTTAGTATAATTATATCCGTTATCTAGTCCTAATATTTTCATTTCTTATAACACCTCTTTTAATGTATTAAAGTTAATACATTGTATTAACTTTATATAATACATTTTAATACATGTAATACATTTTGTAAAGATAAAATTTGAGGGAATTTATATAATAAAATAATTTTTAAAATTAAGTATAATAGAATTATTTTT